CCACGTCTAAGTTAGTCCAATCCTTTTCAGGCTTAGTAACTATTGGATAAATCTGTTGGTACTGCCAAATCGTTAATTCGTTCCAAGTCATTTGTTTTCTTTTTTGTCTTGTTCAAGTATCTTGTTGCTTTGATCTATTAATCGAACCCATACTATTGATATAAGGGTTGCAGAGATTAAAGAACATATTATTGCTACTATCATTTCGTTTGGTTATACATATCTCTAACTTCAATTATAGCTAAAATTACTATAATTATTGCGAATGGTAAAAGTATCATTTTAACTGTTTTATAATATATACAAGATGCCCACCTATGTAAGCTACTGCAAACAAAGGTAAGCAAATTGTAAAGAAGTATAATATTTTTATTACTTTAGAGATACGGCTACACTTGTTGTGCTACTCTTGGCAGGGGGGTAAACTTTTGTAACCTCGCCAGTAACTCCGTTAATAATATCAAGTCCTTGATGCGGAACTTTTTTAAGGAACTCTTCCATATCCTTTTTGGCTTTAGCTGCGCTATTGTACTCGGCCATAATTTCCTCGTATTGTGGGCTTTCGCATTTGCTATAATCGTACTTAACTCCTACCTCTCGAATGTTAAACTTTGCGCTCATATACTCAAAGTCCTTGCCGTTTAATACGGCTGCTTGTAATACGGCATCTTTGTAGTCCTTGTTTGCCTTTAGGGTTTCGAGCATATCCTCTAAGGCTTTAACCTGGAGATGTGTTTTTAACGGATCAAGTTCCCCTGCGTTTAAGCGTTCAATTAATTGATAGGTAAACTCAGTCCTTTGTTCTTTTGTTGTTTCGAAGATTTGTTGTAGTTCCATTGGTTTGTTTATTTGTAGTTTATATGGTTCTGTTCTATTAACTGATATTCTTGGCATACCAAAATATCCATCGTCATCAAAATAAAAACTCATATTGTTTGGGGTTATTTGTTTTGTTTATATGTTTGGTTGTAGTATTGTTCTCCTTCTTCACGATAGCCAAATACTCCATCTATATTACCATAGTAAGCATCTATTATCTGCTCTTTTTCTTTTTCTTTATATTTTTTAGCTATGCCAATAGCGTAATCAAAAGCTGCTACCATATCTAAATTACCTTCCTTAGATACTTTATAAGAGTAGCTTTGCATTTGTTCTATTAGTTGATTTACTGCCGTTTTCATATTGTTTCTGGTTTGTAATTATCAATGTCAAAAAAGCCGATTTTTGACTTATGTTCTGGACTTCTCATTCTACGCTTAGAAGGTTCATAACCTTGCTCGTTGCAGTAGGTTAGTATCTCCAGATAGGTAGCATCAATGTTATTCATCATTATGCTTATCGGCTCACTTGCGTAATATTTGTCTATATATTCTTTTGCGCTTTGTGTCATTGTATTTAATTAAATAGTCAGTTAATGCTGCCATTACAAAACCTGTCGCAATTAGCAGAAGGCATATAGCGTAGATCATTTTGAGTAAATGTCTTGTAATTGACCAATAAGGTAACAAGCTACTAAAAATACGGCTAAAAGTTGTGCGGTTTCTTTTTTCATTGTGTTTGTGTTTTGATTAAATAATAACCAAATATACAAGTTTTACACAATCCACCAAATTTATTTTTGTAACCTTGTTGCAATTATAGAAAGGCATACCTACCCGTGCCACGTTTAAGGCTGAAGTTCTGCCAAGCCAATGCCAAAGCCATAACGGCATCATCGTGAAAGCCTGAAGGTGCGGAATACTTTACCCCGGTTGCCGTGTATTGATACTCAAATACTTCTAACTCCTGGCTTATTATCCCCTCTGGGTAGCCTATTTTACCTTGATGTATCGCAGCCTGTAGCCCTTCCATAAGCTGCTGCTTACTTGAACTTGTAAACTTTAAGCCTTGTATCATTACCCCTTCTCTTTGTAGGTCTTCGAGTATTGGGTCTCCAACCCCCGTAGAATCGACAAGGATAGGGCATTTAGGCAGCCTAAGGATAGTTTGCTTAGTATTGTGCCAATCCATTTGAAAGCGGTCAAAATAAGCCACGTTTCCATCTTCGTCTAAGCCTACAATAACAGTCCAATCGACCGACTTCGCCAGATCAATTCCATAAGCTACTACCGGCATATTTGTTACTGGGTGTAAGCACTTGCGTATGTGTTGGCTTCCAAAAGGGTTTGCTGCGTTCTCAGCAGGGTTTGCCATATACTCCTGCTCAAATACAACCTCTGGCAGTTGCTTCCTTGCATCGTCTATTTCTTGTGGGTCAATGTAAGGGTTATCGTATGTAGTAAACTTAAAGCTTTGCCAATCGGGTTCAGCTTTGCTAAACAAACTAAAGAAGTAGTTTTTACCTTTAGGGGTGCTAAGGAATATAGCTTTACCCTTGTAGTCAGTTAAGGTAGGTCTTATTGAGTTAAGCCACCCGTCTTCAAGGTTAGGTATAAATGAAGCCTCGTCTACTATTACCAGGTTGAACTTTCGCCCTCTCAGGTTATCCAAGCGTTCCCCTGTAAAGAACTCGACCTTGCCACCATTTGGGAAGCTGATATTTAAGTCCGATTTGTTATTAGGGAACGGAAGGCTATTGCATAACTTCTCAAAGAATACCTTTGCTAATTTGTAGGTCGGTGTTATGTAAGCAACCTGACCGCCTTTAATTGCGGTTGTAATACATTTGATCTGGCTTAACTCAGATTTGCCGAACCTTCTACCGCACATAACAACTATGTACCTGGCTTCGCAGTCAAGTATCTTCTTTTGGTTTATATGTCCGTTTGGTAGTTCTATCCGCATTAAAGAATTGTCTTGCCGTCTACAAATACTATCTCAATCCTGTTATCTGTTTGAATATCCATTTGTTCTTTAGGCTTACCATAAACACGAGTAAGCAAAGTTTCTAAACTATAAAGGCTGCCTTTCTCTAAACTTTTACGCATAGCTGCTGCAATCGTCTTTTCTAATATTGTTGCCTTCGGGTTATCCCATACTGTTTTAAGTTCCTCTAAGTCCATTGACATCATAGCTTGTATGGTGTCGTTTATCTCAGCAAGTTTATAGCCCTGCTCTTTAAGTAGGCTTACATACTTCCTGGGTCTGCCATTTGGGTTTCCCGATTGTCCTGGTTTGAAAGGTATTAAGTGTTCTTTGCTCATTCTGTTACGCTTCTGTTTTAACATAAGGTTGACCATTCCTTTTAACTTCTAATGTCGGGTCAAGTTTAATCATTCGGTCTACTATCACTTGACAGTACTTAGGGTCGAATTCTACTAAATATCCTTTTCTATTTAATTGATGTGCAGCTACCATTGTTGTTCCTGAACCACCAAATCCGTCTGCAACTATATCTCCTTGCTTACTACTATTACCTATTTGGTATGCTATTAAAGGTATTGGTTTCATAGTAGGGTGTTCTGTATTTCTGCTTGGTCTATCAAATTCTAATATAGTTGTTTGCTTTCTGTCTGAATACCATCCGTGAGCAGCTCCCTCTTTCCAACCATATAAACAAGGTTCGTGTCTCCATTGGTAATCTTGTCTTCCCATTACCATTGAATTTTTTACCCATATTAAACACTGCTTAACCATTATACCTGAGTTTTTCATTGCAGACCTGAAATTAGCACCTTCGCTATCAGCGTGCCAAACATACCAAGCACCACCTGCTTTTGTATAGCTTCCTAAAGCGGTATAGAAGTCATAAAGGAATTGATAAAAAGAGTCATCCGACATACTATCGTTTTGAATAGTAAGTGCATCTTTTGTTTTGCCTTCATAAGCTACGTTATATGGTGGGTCTGTAACAACTAAATCAGCTAATTGATTTTCAAATAGTTTTGCAAAAGTATCTGTTTGAGTACTATCGCCACATAATAATCTATGTTGTCCGATTTCAAATAAATCTCCTAATACTATATCAGTTCTTAAATGTTCAGGTATTTCGTAATCATCTTCTTGTGCTTCCTCTTCTGTCTTAAAGCCAGGTATATCTAAACCCCACTCTTCAAGTTCTGCTGCATCCCAATTGTTAGCGAGGTCATCCCAATCCCATTCGCCATAGCCTACGTTGTCTTTAACTATAAATTCCTTTTGCTGCTGCTCGGTTAGTTCACTTGCTTTAATAATAGGTATCTCTTTAAGTCCTGCTTCCTTACAAGCCTTTAATCTCATATTGCCACCAAGTACAACCATATCGTCATTTACAACAATAGGTCTTAGCTTTAGCATTTGTGGGAACTCGTTAATTGACTTTACAAGCTTTGCAAACTTATCGTCTTTAATTATCCTGGGATTGTTTGGGTTTGCTTTTACTGTGTTGATTGGTACGTTTTGTATCATAGTATGCCGTTAATTATGTCGTTTGCTTCGTCTATTGCATCTTCTTGATCTAAGTAAGTGTCTACGTCTGCTATATGCTTATTGATTAAAGTTTCTGCCATTGCGTAGGTATAATGTCCTATCGTGGTCATATCGTCTCCGTTTTTACCTGTCTTACATACCGCAAGGAAGTAAGCTTTATGCGTAAGGAGTAGCCATATAGCGTTTAGTTTTCTCATCTACCTTGACCTCTATAAGCTTTTTCTCTTGGCGTATGCTTATTAAAGGACTTCTTTGCAGAGCCTCTTTTGCGTTTGCCAAAGCTAACTTTGTTATTGTTCTCTTTAATCTTTGCCATAATTCTTTGCGTGTATGTCTTTTAGGAACTCTTTATATTGTTTTTTGTCTCCGTATTCTATGTGGCACTTTCTGCATAACCCCATTAGGTTTTCAATCGTGTCTTTGTCTTTACTGCCACCCATTCCCCTAGCCTCAATATGATGTATATCTACCGCTTGTGAGCCACACACTTCGCAAGGAATGAAGTCCGTTTTTTTATACCTCATTCCCTGCAAATAAATTTGTGTGTGTTTCTGCATACTTTCCCCATTAAATTTTCCGTTGATTAATAATTAAAAAATTTAAGTATGCAAATTATTTTCCGTCTATTTCTTTTAGTTTATTAATTGCCCATTCAACCCCACTCGTACCGCCCCACGCATCCCAGGCAATTCCGCCACAACCTTCGCTATAAGGAACGTCTTTATGTTGTTGGTGTCTTTTAAAGGAAGCCATACGGGCAATAGTATCTCTACTAATTGGCTCACGATTTGCCAACTGTCTTGCCCTTGCTTTTCCCGTTGCTTCAAGACAAGAACCCCAACCATTTTTCTCAGCCCATTCTATTGCCCTCTTTGC